TATCCCATTAGGCAATGGAGGAGAACTTTGTAAGAAAGCAGCAAAGGTAAATATAGAAGCACAGGAATTATTGATTAAGAAAACTCGTCTTGAAATGGCACTTTATCGTTTGGAGGTATGCGGAAAGCAAGCGAAACTCGGTGTTGTACTCGTTGGCGATTATGCAGTTACTTGTGAAGGTATAGAGGTTATTATCCAACCGAACCAAGTTTTACCTCATACACACGAAATTCCAAAAAAATGACCCCTGAGAATCGCCTCAGAGGTGCTTGTAAAAATGTTTGCTTATGTTTATACCTACGATTTTTCCTTTTTTTTAGTTAATTTCTTCACTATTTGCTTCACGATTGGTTTTATTGCGTTAAGTAATAATGGACTACTGGCAGCGACCAAGCCAATAACAGCAGTAGATACAAGGCTAGGAATTTCTGGAATGTACTGACTCGTAAAGGGAACATCCTCATAAATCGTTATGCACTCTATTCCATCATCTCCTCTTTTGTGACCTATAACACGTTCTATACGTTTATCGTTACGAAAGTCTCCAACCCTTTGATCTTTTTTACTTGGACATGGAGGTATTATGACTTCATCTTTTTTCTTAGTTTGTGTATTTGTATCAGGTGTTTCTGGCTTCGGTATTTCTGGCTCGCTTGTTTGAGGTGCTGGTTCTTCTGTAATAATTAAATTTTTTGGAGTGTAATCAATAGGGTTAAAATTTGGAAAAACAGAATCGCAAACAGTATAAACACCATTTGGGTCATCAAGTAATAAATTTCTATTACCAGTGTTCTCTATATCTCTATGTTGATAAGTACAACCAACAGGACTTATCGTTAGTTCTGGTTTGTGGATTGGTGTGGCTGGTTGATAAATCTCTGGTATATAAATGTCAGGAACATATATATCAGGTATATAGGGAGCTTTAACCTCCAATTTACTTTAATTTATAAGGTAAAGGTACATGAGGGCTTGTCATTTCTGGCATCTTTGAATCAAGCATTTTCGGCATAACCTTGTTAACACTACCCATAACTTCATTGAGCAATTTATTTTTAAATTGTTCAGAGGTTACATACTTATATGTAAAGAAACCACCTCCAATAATACCTAAAGTCAAAACTGTCGATACGATAGAAAGATAGTTGCAAATTTTTTGAAACATGATAAAACTAGCAATTCTTAAAGCACTATCTTTTTCAAGTGTGCTTGTATTACTGCTTATTGTAGCCCTATCCCCTCTCTACGTCACTATGGGGTTAATGACTAGACAAATGCAAGAAAAGGTTAACTAGACTTATTTGCGATTAAATAATTTTTGTATGCAGTTTTTACATCAGTAGTCCAAACAGCGTTACAAATTGCTGACACTTCTGCTGGTATTGCTGTAACTCCATCAGGTTCTTTGTCTAATGGGTTATCAACTAAATTATCAGAAGCATCTAATGTTCCACAATTTAAAAAATATCTCTCAAATGATTTTGTCAGTTCTGTACCATCTTTTTTAATTACAGTTGCTTTTCTGACCTGTACTGTCTTGTATTGGCCTATGATCTCTATTTTGTCGTACTCTATTGATTCTGTAAGTGCCATTAGGATTAATCTCCGATTAAAACAGGTTTAGGCTTAGTTTATAGACTTGCTAACGGTCTATTAAGCTGCTTCGTAAACTAATGATAATGTCCAGTTTCCACTACCCGAAGGAAAATTACCGTTAAATTTAATTTGAGTTCCGCCTTGTGCAATATAACAAGCTTGTGAAGCAGCGATTTGTTGATGATTACCACCGCTATACCTACATATTGTTCCTACAGAATTAGGTTGACTATGGGCAGCAAAAGGTAATCCAGTGATATAAAGTATGTTTTTATTACTTGCACCACCATAAGCAAATTCAAATATCGAAATCATTACTCTATTTCCAATTTTAGTATATTTGCCATCAGCAGTTGTAACTTGAGTACCTCCCTCATAATACGGAGCATTGAAAGTTCCTTGTTCATAATCAGTTAAAATCTCAGAATCACCTGTTCCAGAGGTAGCACCAAAATCAATTCCATGACCCGAAGTTCCAATAACTAAATTTCCGTCAGCAATGGTAAAACTTGTTGTTCCATCTGTAGTACAGTTATTTAATTTTGACCCACTCGCTAAAGTACAAGTTCCATCAGAATTATGAACAGTTACCGCAGCAGCACTAGCTCCTACCCCTTTTATCGAATTTACCTTGATCTCTGACATAATTAACTAGGTTTTGGATACTTGTCTTTAATTGCTTTGATAGTGGTTTTCCAACCAGCTACACCATTATGATAAATCGTGTCAAGCTGATCTTCAATACTTGGATATTCTGCTTTACGTTGTGATTTATAACTGTCATTTTCTAAATCCCAAGCATCCTGCAATGTCTTTAGACCATTGGTGCAGTCAGCTTCAGTAGGCTTAGAACCACTATCATGCACTATAAGATTTGCATAAATTTTATTTTTAGAATCACTCCAACCAAACCATTGTCCAGTTCGTACAGTTACAAGGTAATCTTCTATGTGATCTGGTCTGCCATCTGGATATCTCATTATGTATCTCCTAATCTAATAAATGTAACACCAGTTCTTTGGCGTATACTAGAACCTTCCATCACACCATTAGCATTAGAATACCATCTAAATCTTATTTTATGCGTTGATACATTTGTGCAGTCAAAGATAGCTTCAGTAGTAACACATGAAAAATAGTCTTGTCCTGATGCCATTGAATCAAAGTTTTCAGCAATTTCAGAGTAGTTATCAACTCCATTAGTTGTTGCGTCTATAACGCTTCCAAAATACCTAATATTATTTCCGTTTGCATTAAAAGAAGTTTTTATAAACCAAATCCCAGTCGTGGGAAAAGTAAATATTCCACTTGATTCAGTCATTCCATTACCGATTTTGTCAAATGTGCTATCATTCCTCTCCCAATTTGAAGCAATAGTATCATTACCTGATGATATATTAAAGTTTGCAGTAACTCTCCATTGATCTGCATCTGTAATTCCTGCGGATATTCCAGTAAGGTTTGCACCTGAAATAGCGGGTAAATTACCAGAAAGTTTTGTTGCATCAAGTGTACTTTGACTTGTGACAAGCGTTCCATCTGCAATATCAGGTAAACTAATTACTCTGTTATTACTAGAAGAAGAAGGTGCTTGAATACTTATAGACCCACCACCCGATGCTGCGTTTAGTTTAATCTTTGCTGTCATAATTAACTAGGCTTTGGATTGTCGGTTTTTACCTTTTCACAGGCTGCGTAATATGCTGTCAGTTTACTAGAATCTCCTTTACTATTCCAGTACATTGCATCTGCAAAATCTCCTAAAGATGGATATAAAGATTCTCTAACAGATTTATATGCTATCGCAGCAGCCTCAGTATCTATTTCAGTTCGTGCGTCATCAACTTTTGATTGCACTATAGAAACTTTATTACCACTTGCATCTAGACCATAATTAACAAAAGAATCGTCAATTGTTGTTATAGATGGATATGCTTTTACAATTGCTTCAAAATCCATTATGCACCTACCTCCTGTGCTGTTATTGTTGACGTTGTATTTATAACATAAGCAGAGTTATCATTTGCTTGTCCACCCTGATATGCAGAGTTAATTACGACATATTCATTACCCCCAGCCCTAACATTATTAACCTGTATTTTGTAGGTTGTAGCAGATGTTGTATTTGGAGAATCAAGAAATGTATAAGAGTGTGTTTCTGATTGATATTTTCCGCTACCTGCTGATGAATTACCATTTGTAACTGCTCCAAAAGTAACTAAATTATGGTTACTTACATTAGAGTCTCCTGCTGCGACAACAGTTGAACCTCTTAAAAGATTTATACCAACAATCGCACTATGTTCTCCACCAACTGAAATAGAAACAGTTATAAGAACTTTACTAGATGCGTTAGAAGGTGTAATTGTAACATTCAATCCTGTTACATCTGTCATGGAAGAATTATTAGTTGAGAAAACATTTGTTTTTAATGTCGAAACAACTTGAAGAATTTTACCGCCTCCAGCACCAGTAACACCACTATTTGTAATTGACATTCTTTCAACACCGCCAGTTGAAAACTTGATAGTGTCAGCAGAAGGAAATGTTATACCAGTATTGCTATCTGTTCCTGTTAATGCTGGTGCGGAAACTGATCCATCAACTCCAGAAATACCAGTAGTCCCGTTAATGTTTAAAGCCATAATTAAAGAATAACAAGAATTGCACCAGATGGCACTGTTACAGTAACACCTGAGTTAATTGTAGGGCTTACTGTATGTGCGTTCTTTCCAGTGGATAAAGTGTAAGATGTTGTAACTGCTTGATCCGACTCAAAAA